CGCGGGCCCCGTCTCCCCGCCGACCTTCTCGGGCACCGCGAATCAGACGACCAGCTCGACCAGTGGCGGAACCCCGGCGGGCACGAACGGCACAACTTCGATCACACCGACCGGCACGATCGCATGGCCCGCGGGCGTGCCGACCAACTCGACGGCGAGCTTCACACCGACCGGCACGATCGCATGGCCCGCGTCGGTGCCGACGAACTCGACTGTTTCCTTCACCCCGGCGGGCACGAACAGCACCACGACGACCGGGGGCACCGCGATCACGGCGACGGCAACCACGGCGATTGTCGTCAGCACGGGCAGCGGCAACAGCGTCTCGAACAACACGCACACGCACCCGAGCCATACGCACACCGTTCCGGCCGAGACCTTCTCAGGATCCGCGGGCACCGTACCGGCCGAAACAATCTCCTGGCCTGCGTCCGTTCCAATACTGAATGGTAGCTTAGGCACGATCCCGGCCGAAACAATTTCCTGGCCCGCTGGTGTGCCCGCATTCAGCGGCGCATCGGTCACCGTTCCGGCCGAGCCCTTCACCGGATCCGCGCTCGCCGGACATACGCACACCTTGACGCCCTCGGGCACGGTGAGCCAAGCTACGTTCTCGGGGAATGCGTTCAATCCCGCGCCCCCGTGGGTGAAAGTGATTTTTTGTTCGAAGAATTAGTGACCTTCGCCGCTCGCCTTCGGTGATCTATTCCCCCCGCCAGGCGGCCGCTAGCGTTGAGAGCATCCTCCCCCGTATTTCACCCCAACGAGGATGCCAATGCTCACGAAACTGCGAGCGCTCAAAGCGCTCTGGAACGACACGCCCCATGTGATTCAGGCGGGCGTGCTGATTTTTATCGGCAGCGCAACCGGCGCGGTGACGCACTACTTCACCGATTCGGATCCCTGCTTCAACTGGACGTGTCTGCGGCACCTGGCGGGCAGCGCTCTGCATGGCGGCGTGACGGCCGCAGTTGCTTTCTACCTGCTGCCCTCGAACAAAGCCGCGATTCTGGCCGAGATCTCGAAGGCAGCCCCCGAGGCCGAAACACCGAAGCCATGAACACGACAACGATCGACGCGAAGTTTTGCGCGTTCTGCGGACATGCAGCGCACCCCGAGGGCGTGCGCTGCACGCTCTGCCGCTGCAAGGGTAAGCCTGGCTTTTTGCGGAACCTGGGCAACCAGCTCGGGGAGTTCCTGTTCGGCGGCAATCGGTGAAGCTGTTAAAGATCAAGCCGCTCTATGAACGGAAACCGTTCTATCGCGAGAATTACCCCGAGGCGGATCCGGCGCTCAATATTGCCTACGCCAAGATCCGGCTCCTCTGGCGCGTGGTCGCGTTTACGCTTACCATTTCGGGAACGACCTTTGGCGTGATGGCCTGGGCGATCAAGTTTTTTCTGCCGCTAATTCTTAAAGGCATGGTGGCAAAGTGACGATCGACCAGATCATCGAGCGGATCCTCGACGAAGAAGGGTTCCGGTTCACCAACGATCCCGCGGATCCCGGCGGCCCGACGAAGTACGGCATCACGCAAAAGGCGCTCGCCGCCTGGCGCGGGCACCCGGTCTCGGCCGATGACGTGCGGGCGCTGCTGATGGATGAGGCCGCGAAGATCTACCGCAAGCGCTACTACCTCGATCCCGGCTTCGACCAGGTGAATGCGCTCGCCCCCGACCTAGCCGCCAAACTCACCGACGCAGGCGTGAACGAAGGCGACGAGACGGTGATCGAGTTTTTGCAGCGCGGGCTCAACGCCTTCAACCAGGGCGGCAAAGCCTATCCCGACATCGAGGTCGACGGCAAGATCGGCCCGGCCGTGATCGCGGCGCTGACCACGTTTCTGCGCGCGCGCGGCACCGAGGGCGAACCCGCCCTCATTCGCGTCGTCAACTGTTTGCAGGGTGCCCGGTATATCGAACTCACCGAGCGCAACCCCAGCAATGAGCGATTCGCCTTCGGGTGGATCGCAAACCGTATTTCATAAGGAGAACTCTAATGGCAGACAGCACCGTCACCAAAGTTAAAAACTTCTTCGAACACCTCGACACCGCTATTCATGCGGGTTTGGCGAAGGTTTTCGGGCAGCCGGCACTCGACACATTCACCGCGACGATCAAAGCAATTCTCACCGATGACACGCGCGTCATCTTCGAGGATGCGATCAACGCCGCGGAAGCAGTCGGCGGATCCGGCCCGAGCAAACGCGCCGCAGCCTTCGCGAAGATCGAGACCGATCTCGTTGCCCAGGGCATCGCCCTTTCGCACGCAGCGATCAACCTGGGAATCGAAATGGTCGTCAATCTCCTGAAGGCCAAAGAACCCCACACGGCGGCCTAGCATGGATCCGATTCAGGGCGTCGCCAAGCTGATCCTCGGATTGTGGGAAGGCAAGAAGATCCAGAATTGGATCGTCCTGCTGTTCGAGCTGCTCTTCAGCGGCTCGATCGGCTTCCTGCTCACTTGCGGCTCGGCGTTCGCTTTGCACTCCCCTGCGATCGTCGGCATCGGCCGCGGCATGATTGTCGCGGCCGTGCTGATGCTGGCCGTTTACAACTCGAATCCGCTCACCAAAGGGATGCGGATCGTGGTTCCAAAACTCGACGACACCGAGAAGGCGATCGCCGCGGATACCCAAACGTTGCAGCACTAACGTAACCTGCCCGGCCCTTTTTTGCTTGTTTCGAACCCCGCGCGCCGGGCATGATCGCCGGGAATGTGCGACAACGGAAAAACAACCGCAGACCCATATCCGCGCACCAGGCGCGCGCCCGGCGGCGGTGAAGAAAAGATGTACGCCGAGAAGCTCTATGCCGAGGCGGGGTGCGCAGGCCGCGCCATGAGCGACGCCGAGATCCTCTCCGAGCTCTTCACCTATCACCCGCCCACGGCCGAGACTGCGCCGAAGTTTCAGGCGATCAATCAGGCGGCTAAGAATTTCGCGGAAGTGGTTTTGCAAAACTGCCCGCCCTGCGTCAACCGCTCGGCGGCCATTCACACCATCATTGAAGCAAAGATGACGGCCAACGCCGCGGTTGCGCTTGGCGGTTTGTCTCTGTGAGCCTCACCCGTAAAGAGCGCGCGATCGCGGCGAAGTATCGCAAATTTGTAAAGGCGAAGGAACGCGCCGCGGCCGACTATGAGCGCGCCGATCGGCTCGCCCTGGACATCGCCACACGCGCCGGGGGCGCGGGCAAGATCGTGCGGATCTCGGCCGAGGGCAAGGGGATCCAGGTCGTCGACAATTACCAGGCGGCCATTCTGCACCCGAAACGGCAGCCGGACCAGATGCCGAAAGCCTGGGCGCACGCTGCGGTGCGGCAATTTGAATTTGAAGAAGTGAACGTCTAAAAGTTTTCCTCGTTCGGGGGAGTGGGGAGAAAGGGAACGGCTCGCGGCTCACGCTGCGGGCCGTTTTCTTTTTCAGCTCGCAGCCCGCAGTCGCCGCGGCGGCAGGATCTCCGCTGCTGGCAGATTGGCGTTGATCTCGGCTTCCGAGATCTGGCCCTCGCGCTCGATCACCAGTTCGAACATGCGCCCCATCGCGGCCTGGGTCTCGACGCGATGCATCCCCGTGAGGTTGCGGACCATGTGGTAGGCGCTGAGGTTGAAGAAGTCCCACTCCTCGGGGCTCGGCTTCACGGCCATCACCATCACACACGACGGGCAGATGTACATCGTGGGCGCGGCGGCTTTTCGCCGCGGCTTCACGCCGATTGTTTGGCAGAACATGAAAACCGAGATCCCCGTGTCGGAGACCTCGACGATTGCTTTACAGCGGCGGCAGGTAGTGCGGTCACGGTTGGCCATCAGCTTCCTTTCCTGGGCGTGCTAGCACGTGCTAGCACGAACTTTACACGGCCTCGCCCCCAGGGCCACGGGGATTTTAGAGCGGGAAGGAAAAATCGGGAACCTGAGTCGTTAACAGCAGGGCGATTTTCTCCCCGGTTTTGCACCGCGGGGTTGGTGTTGCATTTGGTGTTGCAGTTGCTTCGCCGCTTCAACAGGCGAGGTTTTGATCTTGATCTTCGCAGGGGGCGCGCGTTCTTGGCGCGCTCCGCTTGGTTTTGATCTGCCGACTAGAGCGCCGCGTTCTTGGCGGCGCACCTTCCTGGTGTTGATCTCGCCGGTTGCTTTTAATGGTTCAGTTTCAAGATCAAAACCCAGATCAAAACCTCAATTCGGAGGGCACCGTGCCCATAGGAGTGGGGCACCGTGCGCCAGGCAATAGCGCACCATGCGCCATGACTAGGGGCACGGTGCGCTAGGGTATGGGCACGGTGCGCCATGCTCCCGCCGTTTTGCACAGGTTTTACGCGGGTTTCGAACAGGGTTCCCCGGCGGGGGTGTGGATTTTTAGGGGGGGTGCTTCGTTTGCGCTTGACAGTGCAAAACGGTTTACGGTAGGGTCACTGTCATGGAAAACCGTTTATGCGCCGCCAGGGATTGCGAGGTGCTCTTCGAGCCGATTCGCGAAATCCAGCTCTACCACTCGAAGAAATGCAAGAACCGCGAAGCCTTGCGCCGCTATCGCGAGCGCCAGGGCCATCCGCCGAGTCTCCCCCCGAACAAACCGCCCACGCGGACGATCGCCGCGCGGAGAAGCCGGGGAACGCCGAACCCGGCTTTGCGGTTGCGCCCGGCCGCATCGCGGTCGGCTGAATCTTCCCGGAAAGGGCTCGCCGCCTGAAATTAAAAACGGCACGGATGTGATGATCCGCGCCGCTTGCAACGAAGTCGAGAACCCTTGCGAATGGCCCCAACAGCGTCAGAATACCCCAACCCGAACGGCTCGGCTAGTAGGAAAAAAGAGCCCGTGCCGATCGAGTCCGCGCCCCGTAACAGCGCGGCCCCGCTGCGGTTTGAAGTCTGGAAAAAGAAACTTTCCCCCAACGAGAAGCTCGTTCTGCTCGCCATGTTCGAGCACTCGAAAACCGGGGAATGGATGTACGCCTCGCTGGGCCGAATCGCTGCTTACTGTTCTCTCAGCCGTTCCACCGTCCGCAGAATTCTCCACGGCGACCAGAAGCGCGCCACGATCGGCCTGATCTGCCGCCGTGTCGTCGCGCCCATTGCCGCGGCCAAGCCAGGCCGCCGCCGCCCCGCTACCTACCGTCTGCAACCCGATGCCGCACCCGACGATCCGCGCGTGCTCGAATTCCTGGGCACCCCGGAACAGCAACCGATGGTCTTCCCGGAAGACGAGATCGCGATCCGGGATTGGATCAAGAAGCACGGGGATGCGTGGGCGCAGACGATCGCGCAGGTGACCGCCGCAGCGCCCAACTTGGTGCGCAGGCACATCAGCGAGAGTGAGCGGCTTGGATTTTTCCGCAACATCGCACTGCAAAACGGGATGCCCGCGCGCCTGGCCGAATGTGCCTTTGCGCCGACGAGCTGGCGGCCCGAAGGTGCGAATGGGAACGGGAAAAACTAGCTAGGGGCACCGTGCCCATAGCTGACGGGGAAAGGGGGAAAGTCCCATGAGTAGCGAACGCTGCCGCACCTATAGCCCGCTGACCCTCGAAAGTTTTGAGGCCGACGGGCAGCCCGAGTGCTTCCACTGCGGGGCGCGCTTCCCGATAGATGCGAGGGTGAAGCGCACCGGCAAGTACGTCATCGTGAGCTGCGCCTGCGGCTGCCTGACTCCATTCAAGATTCAGGACGTGCCCGTAGAAAGGGCGTCCTGAATGGCTTACTCCGTGAAGATGCAACTACCGGGCGGTGCGGTCGCGATCGTGCGACTCGCTGGCAAACGGCCCGAGCCTTGCCACTGGTGCCGGTCTATGGGCACGAAGCTGTGCGATTACAAAGCGGGCGGAAGGACTTGCGACGCCCCGATCTGCGACCGGCACGCGAAGAGTATCGGCCCGAACCTTGACTATTGTCCGCGACACGCGCATCTAGCGCCGGAACAAACGCAACTCTTTCCGGCCGCGGACGGTGCCGCATGACGCGCCCGAACTCTCCGCTCGATCTACGGTGCCGCGGCTGCGCGGCGAAGCCTGGCGAAAAGTGCGCCGTCGTTCCTGATCGCTCGCTGCTGCGCCGCCGGATCCGCGCAGGTCTTCCGGTGAACGCGCATTGGATCAAGCTGCTGCCCTACTTCCACGCCATGCGCGAGCGCGACTTCGCGGCCATCCTGGCCGAGTGGGAAAAACTCGATGCGTGGGAGAGACATCTCTCGCCGGGGGGAAAGAGCGCATGAGCACACGCCAGGTCCGCATCGTTCTCGATCTCAAAGAAGCGCGCAAGGTGCTCGCCGCGCTCGAAAAGGGCGTCTATGACAAACTCACGCCCGCGCAAGCTGACGCGATCTCGGAATTCTGTTTCGAGTTCCGGTGCTCGGTCGACGAGGCATCGCAATGAGCGACCTGGGGCTCTTCCTGCACGCGATCGCGCGCGCGCTGATCCTGACCGGCCTCGGGCCGGGCTGTATAACAATTTTCTTATATTGGATTTTCGCGAGCTGGGGCGGGAGTACGGCGCAAACGGCAAAGCAGCAAGATCGGTGTCTCTCCAAACACTCCCTTGTTGATTTTGACGCGCACGAGCCCGCCCCAATACCTTCGAGAAAGGCGGCGTGACATGGCCGAGCACTACACCCGTAGCACAAATTGGGTCATGGCCCGGTGCAGCAAGTGTAAGCGCGACACGGCGCACCGCGTCGACGACCGGCGCAAAGGCCCGTGCCTGACGTGCATCGACAAGCGCGAAGCCGAGCACCAGGCCGCGAAGCGCAAGCCGGTGCAGAGTTCGATCGACTGGATGCCGCCAGCGGCGTAACGAGTCGGGGCAGAGGACTGCGCGGGAGTGAAAGCGCCCATACTGTACAAGCGCCGGGGCTGCCCCCTATTTTTGGAACGGAGGATCACATGACACCCGAACAACACCAGGCCGAACACGTTCGACTGCATCGCGCCGTCGACGAGCTGCTCGCGTGCTATCTCACCGAAACGCGCCGGGATAGCGGCCGCGGCTCGGTTCACAACACCATCCTGCAACTGCTGACGTGGAGTCACGAGAAGACCATGCAGCCGTCGGACGTTACCAACTGCCAGCATGACACGCGCGACGCGGGGGATCTTGAATCGCAGCGGCAGATGATCGTGCTCGCCCTGGCCGAGTTGGCACTTTCCCGGCCCGGCTTCGAAGAAGCGATCCGCGACATCGCCCGCTTTTACGACAATGAAGAGCTGACGCTCTTCGACTGTTTCAAACAGAACAATGCCGACCGCGTGAGAGAATCGCACGGCAATCTCGGCCCGGCGCTGCGAGCGAAGCCCGCATGAAAACTCTACGCGCGCCCGCATTCGCCTGCGGTCGTTGTGAACTGCATGGCACCGATGCGGAGCATGATCTCCACGTCGGGCAAAACCTGCCGGATCCGTTTACAGGCGTGCGCCCGCGCTCGCTGGCGCTCGGCGACTGGTGCCACCGCTGCGGGCACGTTCACGAGGGCGTCAGCGAGTGCGGCGTCGACATGGGCAGCGGGCGCGTTTGCCCGTGCCAACTGGAAGGGGTTCCGCGATGATGGCAGCAAAGTTATCCGCCGAAGGCGGCAAGGTGTGTCTCATGCTCGTGCTCGAACCCGGCAACATCGAAAAGCTGGCGAAGGGCGAGCCCATCCAAAAATGGCTCAACGAGTTCCTGCCCGAGCTGACGCGGCCGATCGAGATCCTGCTGATGTACTCGCCGGATATTGTTTGGGTTGCGCAAAAGATGCGGGCCGAGGGCGTGACCGACGCGGTGCGCATGGCCGAGATCATCGACGAGAGTCTTTCCCGGCCCCCGGTCGTGGTGCGCGACATGACGGCCGAGGAAATGAAGAAGGTCATGTGAAGACGGATCCGCGCACGCGCGTGTGGATGATCGAAGACTGCTCCAAGTCGAAGGCCCCGCTCAAAAGAAAGTGGGCGGTTTGTCACGGTCTCGGCGCGTTCAGGACGCGGAAAGAAGCAATCCTCTTCTTCCCCCAGGATGGAGTGTTCGGCGCATATCTTTACCGAACGCGGCAGTACATGCCCGTTCCGAAAGGGTAATTATGATTCTCGACGACAAAGCACGCGCAGCGCTGCGCGATCCCAGCACGCGCGCGGTCAAGATCGAACTCACGCCCGAGCTGAAAGCGAAGTATTCCCGCGTCAGCGGCCAGGTCGTCGATCTGCTGATGCGGAACACAACCGGCCCGGTCGAAGCGTATATGATTTTGAAGTTTGTTTCGGAAGCACTAGAGGCCCGCCACGGGATCCGGGCGGGCCTCATCTTGCATGAAGAAGATCCGAGCACCTAATAGCGCGGTGCCCGGAATTTTGCTACCCTGGCGGCCTTCCTGCGGTCGCGCTCCTGGCGGGCATAGATCTCGGCCGCGAGATCGAACACGGCGCGCCAGGAGACCTCATAGCGCGTGCGCGTGCCACTGAGGCGAAGGGTTGCGGTGTGGGGAAAGACCTCGACGACGATCTCGCGGTCTTTCCGCTTGTAGCGGGATGTCGCCTCAGTAGTGAAGGCGAGGCGGCTTTTGCGTTTGCTTAGGCGACTCATGGGATCCTCTTGTTCCAATAGTGGGCGCGGCCCAATGCCGCAGTCACTTACGAGACTTGCTAAAGTGGCACCGTTCTCCGCGCCCCGCTCGACCCTGACCCGCAGAGCCGAGCGCGGCGCGTGACCGCCGCGCGTGTTAGAAGGGGATATCGTCGTCGCTGATCGGCTCCCCGGCCGTATCATAGGCAACGATCGCATCATGCACCTGCAAGAGCACGGCCTCACGCGAGCCTCGGTTCTTTTCCGGGATCCGCTCGAAAGCGTGCAGGATCGCGAGCCCGCGTTCCAGTTTGTCGATTGACAGAGCTGCGGCCGCTTCCTTCGACTTGACGCCGAAAATCAGGTCGGACGCGGCGAGGCGCACATGAACCTCGTCGCTCTTGCGGCCGCCGAAGTTCATGTCGAGCGAGGCCGAGATCTCGGCAATGAGCACGTCGCGCCGGTTGCGCTCTGCGTACCATTCCGAGTTGCTGCCCTCGGGCTCGATGATCGACGCCGACGTTGCCGCGGCGTCGAGAGTGATAAACTTCCGGGTTCTCTGTGCGGCCGCGAAGTGCGGTGCGAGCGACTCCCAAACATATTTGAAATCGCCGCGCCTGTAACCGTCGCGATCAGCCCAGCGAAACACCTGCCCGTTGAGCGCCCAGGTGCGGTCTTTCGCAATCACCGCGCGATGGATGACGCGGCCCTCGTCGACGAAGAGCTTACCCTTGCGCGTGCGCGGTTTGTGTTCGAGACTCATGCGGATGACGAGATTCGGCTCGTACCCGAAATTGTTTTTCGCGCCGCCCGCCTTCATGCCCTCGCCGACCTTCACGTCCTGCACCTTGCCGTCTTCGTTGACGACTTGCTCGATCACGTCCTGAATCCGGCCGAGCACCAAGCAATGCAGTTTGGAGTTGAGGAATTGCGCGACAAAATCGTCCCACATGGCGCGCAGTTCCATGCCCCAAGTGTTCGGTTTCTGCTTCTGCAACGTGCGGATGATCTCGATCCAGATCTTTCCGAGCTCGACCGCCCACACACACGCACCCTCGCGCTCGGCGCGCTTGATGTCTTGCAACATGGCGGCGAACGTGGGCACGGTGTACTGCACCAGCTTGACGCCCTCGCGCTCGAAGATGACCGGATCGAGATACTGCCAACCGAGTTCCGGGTCGGTGACGTGAACCGGCGCGCCCGCGTGGTGCAGCTTCGAGAGTGCAACGGCGAACAAAGCAGCCGACGAAGTTTTGCCGGTGCCCTGTTCGCCCATGAATCCGGCCTTGACGGGTATGATCTGCGGTTTCTGGTTTGGAATGATTAGATGCGGTTGAGGGGGAAAGTTAGGCTGCTGATGTGCGCTTGCCATTGGAGTGCTCCTTTTTGGGTTGTGAAGTGTGGAATTGCTTGACCGCGGCATCGGCGTGAAGAAACGCGGAACGCGCGAGCGTAAGATCCTCTAGAATTTCGTCGAGCGTGAGGGCCTCTTGAAAAAGAATGATGTCGCCGACCGTCGAGACCAGGGCGTAGGCGGCGCGATCGCGCTCGGCGCGCAGCCGAGTCGCTTCGCGATCCCACGCGCCGCCCGCGGCCAGCAGCGGGCGGTTCACTGCCGCACCGCCTTGTCGATGGCAGCGAGAACCCGAGTTTGCAAAGCAGATAGGTCATCGGGATGCAACCGCGGAGCGACGGGAATATGCTGGCTCGCGTCGACAAGCGCAGCGAGCAGATCCGGCGCGGCGGCGATCAGCAGCGCGTTGGCAACATCCGGCTGACCAGTCGGCCCCGTAACATAGTGGCGGCAATTGTCGTCGCCGCAAAGCGTTAGATCTGTTAGGTAGCAGATCGCGCCGCCCTGAGCGTCGAACACGCCGCACGGTTCGGAATCGCCATCGTCGAACTGCCACGGGCCGGGCGTGTGCTTATGCGACATGAGACACCCCCGAGAGACCAGCGGCCCGCGACGGTGCGACCGTCGCGAGCCCTTTCATTTCGGCCATCTTCTCGCCGAGCGTCCAAAGCGCGCGGTTGAGTTTCACGTCCTGGTCGATCCCCTTGATCTCGCGCGTCGTCGTAGCGCGACGGCGGCCGTTCTCGATCGCGTAGCCGGTGACGCCGCCCTTCACGACGTTTTCCTGCACGCGGTTGAAGGTGTGCCAAAGATCCGCGCCCTGGTCGGCCGAGCGCCGCGGCCGCAGGAGTTGCTCGGCCGTGATCGGCGTCGTGACCTGCCCCTCCGAATCGCCAAAGCGCACGGTGCGCGCGGCCTCGGCGAAAACTTTCTGCTCGGGTGCGGTGAGAACCAACTGCCCCCAGGTGCGCGACGTTTCGAGCGCGAGCGCGGATTCCTTCACCACGCGATAAGAGCCCTCGATTACGTTGTCGAGGATGTTCCCGGAATGGGTCACGCGCACGCTACCCGTCGGCCCGTCGCTGACCATCATTCCGTTACCGCAGATAAGACGCCAAAGCGCGGCGATCAGATTGAAAGCGCTGGTGCCGTCGTGCGCGTTGACGACGACGACTTCGGGCACAGAGTCGCCGACCTGCAAGCCGAGGCGCTCGCTCGCATGGCGGAAGCGAATCAAGTGTTTAGTGAACGCTTCTTTCCCGGCGATCTTGGTGCTGCTCTGTTTTGCGGCGAAGGGGAGAAAGCCTTCTTTCATCATGCCGCGGATAATTTCCGAAGTTGGAATGTAGGTGTAGCGCGCCGAGCGCGACTCGTGGGCGGAAGTGGCAAAGGCGGAAGGAACCATCTGTTGTAGTTGGTCGATTGTTAGCGGTTGGTAGTTCATGGCAAAGCTCCGGGCCGTAAGTGACGGCAAGACAATTTTATCCTTACCCCCTAAGCATGTAAAGGGAAAATGGCAGAAAAACGACCGAATTCCGACCGAATTCCGCCACTTTTCGGCCAGTTTGCCACCTTGCTAGGCCCCTAAGCACCGTGGTACGCTGCCCGAATGGCAAGCAAAGTGCTAACGCGCGACTTTTTCGTGAAATCTGGTGCCGAGGGCGGCCGGAAACGGGCGAAAAACCTCACCAAACCCGAGCGGAACGCGATCGCCAGGCGCGCCGCGGCCGCCCGCTGGGCGAAGCGCCGACCCAAAGTCGCAAAACCGACGTAACTTGCCCCCCCGCCCGTTCCAGATGCTACGTTAGGGCCTTCCCCGGCATCCCGCGCCATGCGGTGACCCCTAGACCTAGAGGCTACGTGTCTCATCCGCTGCGACGTACCGTCCGAGTTTTGGCTCACTATCAGGCGTTGGATTGCCGGACGGCCGCGCAAGTTCGCGAGGAAATCGCCGACCTGCTCGTCGCCCGGTTGGTTGCGGTGCGGATCTCGCGGAAGCTCATCAAGATGCTGCCGCCCGATTCGGTTTGCCTGGCAGCATCGAAGTTTCTACCCCCGACCGTGCGCAACATCCCCGACAAGATGCCCCCGAGAGAAGTTGCAGGAACCTATTTTCAACCGCCGCGCTCGATCTCCTGGCAGCTCGCGCACCGGACGGTAACGTTCTTCGACCATGAGTACCGCTTACCAACCCGGAATGACGCTGCGCGAGATCGCACTCGCGGCGCTGCCGCAGCCGCGTCCGCTTCGGGGAACGGGTCTGTGCCGATCCTGCACGCGGAACCTGAAGGATGCGCACGAGTTTGATTCCCAGATCTGGGGCTGCTTCGAGTGTGGAGCTGCGCGCGGTTGGGGCTTCGGCCTGCCGTTCGATGCGAAGCTGCACCCTGAGCTGCGGTGCAAGCGCTGCGAGTGCGCGACCAGGCACGGGTTCGTCGGTGTTATTGGGCGCACGTTGTAATTGCGATGTCCGAGTTTATTGAACTCGGACATTTTTTGGTTCTTTTCTGGAAAGCAAAGCTGCCCCACACATTCAAAATCGATCAGATATTGCAGCTCCTCGACGCAGCGAAGCGCGACGGCGAGCTGCCCTGGTTGCTCATCCTGGTGACGTTCCTGCACGCATTGCGAAACTCCGAAGCCGTTGGATTGAAGGCACATAACGTCGTCGGCGAGCGCCTCGTCGTGAAACGCAAGAAGGGATCGAACCCGGTCGACGACGAGTTATACGTGAGTGACAATCCGCTTCTAAATGAACGCGAGGCCCTGATTGCTTTAGCACGCCGCACGCGAGGAAACCAAAAGCTGTTTCCGATCTGCGAGCGGACGTTCCAGCGCTGGGTTCACCGCTACGGCGCGGCCGCTGGATTGCCGGAATTGTGGGCGCATCCGCACACTTTGAAACACTCGATTCTCACGTATCTCCGTCAAACGATGGGCCTTGACGAAGTGCAGGACCGCAGCGGGCATGTCAGTCTCGACTCTCTGCGCATTTACTTAAAACCCGATAAGGCGGCCACTGACCAGCAGGTGAGGGACGCCCTCAATAGGGTTGCTTTCGTATGATTCTTTGCTTTTCCCCGAGACTGTTTTCCGATGAAACGCACACCACTGCCATTCCGCAAGCGCCGCAGCGACCGGGTGATCCCCGCGCCGGTGCGCCGAGCTGCGTACACGAGGTAACCGCATGAGCCCGCTTTACAACACGCAGGTGCCGCCCCCGGCGCTGTTCTCCAACTACCCGCAGAACACTTTCCCGCTCTTCAACGGCGAAGTCGTGCTCGCGGGCCAGTTCTCGCAGCAGGTTCACATCCCGCCCAACCCGACCGGATCCGCCGACCGGCGCGCGCGCTTCGTGATTACTTTCGACGCTGACCCTGGGGCGTTCGAGTTCGACATCATGGAGTCGGACGACGACCTCGGGCAAGGCACCAACGGTTACACCGAGGTGCCGGTGAGCGCTGTAATCAACGCGCTCAATCCCGGCTCACCTGGCGGCGTGTTTATTGCGACCGTCGACCTCGAAGTTTTTCAAGGGCAATTCTGTTTGCTCTACTGCCGCACGGCACCGGCGAACAACCCGCTGCATACGAAGGCCGTCGTTACAATTCGGTAGTTGCCAAGCACAAAGTTCAATTTAACGAGTTACAGTAACGCGATGAGTTTCGGTCCCGACATGGCGCGCGGTGCAGCTCTGCGAGACGGGCTCACGATCTTGATCTGGCTCGCGCTCGCCGTCGCAATTGGCTTCGGCCTTTGCAAGCTGGTGGGCTGATGGACGAGACCGTTGTTTGGACGATCATTACGCTGATCGCTTTCATTGCAGTTTTGTGGGTGTGCGGCTCCCCAGGGAAGCATTCCTAGTATAGAACGACCGACGCCGAGGCCGGCGACTTTCAATGCAAACACTTCACTCACTCAACATACGGCGGGAAGAGCTGCGCGCGAAGATCCGCGCCATCCACACCGCCCGCGGCCGCGACATCAAGACCGTGATCGTGAAGGTCTTCGAGCCGGGCAACAAAGTTGTGCGCACGCGCCGCTGCTCGGCCCTCAAGGGCCAGCGCTGGAAAGAGCAAGGCATTCAGCAGCTCCTCGAATTCATCGCAAGCGAGATCGAGCGTGCCATGCCCCTCGAAGAGTACGAGCTCGTCGAGCTGGGTCGCGATCGCTTCAACTTTGTGCATCGCGGATCGCGCGCCGCGGAACTTGGCCTCGAACTCGGCGCGCTCGAAGCTGCGGCCGAAGAAACTTCCGAACAGGTGCCCGCGTAATGCAACGCATCCTGGTGCGCGAAGCGACACACGAAGAGATCTTCGGCAAGATCCCATTCTGGGCACCCCAAACGCCCGACGGCGATCTTCTCGATCAGAACATGCTGAAGCAGCGCGACACAACCGTGTTCGCGGCCTTCGACGAGACCGGCGTCCTCGCCTTCCTTCCGGTGCAGCAACCCCTCATGCTGGAAAATCTGATCTACCGCCCAGGGCTAACGCTGCGCACGACTGCGCTCGCAACCGCGCGCCTCGGCGAGCACGCCCTCGAAGAGACTTATCGACGTGACGCAGGCGAAGCGTATTTCCTTTGTCGCAACGTTGAAACGCTCCGCTTTGCCGAGCGTCATGGATTCCGCGAGCTGCCCGCCGCTTTGACCGTGCGGCGACTCAATCTTAGGGAGACGTTTGGTGCCTAGCGGCGGCCCGCGCACTCCTGGTATTGATCCCGCCACTGGTCAACCAAAAAAGATGGGTCGGCCGCGGAATGAAACTCCAACTGGCCCGATCATGGGCAAAGGTTTCGCGGTGCGCGTGTTCGGCCGCATCAAGGAACTGAAGCTCAAAGCGCAGTACCTCAAAGACGACCAGGACAAGGCGATCGTCATCAAGAGCGCGGAAGACTATGCCCTCGACATCCTGGCCGCGCAGGACGAGTGCGCGACGACGTTCTTCAAATACTGCATTGACCGGATCGAAGGCAAGCCGGTGCAACCAACGTTCCAGAAAGACACGCGCGAGAATCAGCGCCCCGAGGTAGATTTTGGCGACATCCTCATGCCCGCCGCGCCCAGTGGTCAGCCTGGCGCGTCTGGTAAGCCCAACTGACAAGCAGCGTGAATTCCTTGAAGCGATCGCAACCCATGATTTCGTGCTCTATGGCGGCGAAGGCGGCGGCGGCAAGAGCTACATCTTGCGCTGGTGGCTTGTGTTGTTCCTCATCTGGACCTACAAGGTGCTCGGCCTGCGCAACGTCCGCGTTGGCCTCTTCTCCGAAGACTATCCCACACTGCGCGACCGCCAGATCATCAAGATGCGGTCGGAGTTCCCGCACTGGCTCGGCAACCTCACCAAAGGCGAGACCTGGGATTTCACCCTGCACGAAGAGTACGGCGGCGGGCAGATCGCGCTCCGCAACCTCGACGATCCCAGCAAGTACGCTTCGTCCGAGTTCGCGGCGATCGCCGTCGAAGAGCTCACCAAGAACCCGCTCTCGATCTTCAACGATCTGCGCTGGCGCATCCGCTGGCCTGGCATCTACCGAAAACCTTTTGCGGCAGGCGCGAACCCTGGTGAGCCGGGCTCACTCGGCGCTGTCTGGGTCAAAAAGTATTGGATCACGAAAGAGTACCCGGCCGAGTTCTACGCCGACGCAGCCAGCGGCCGCAAGGACATCACTAAAGAGTTTAAGTTCGTCGCAGCCAAAGCCAGCGACAACCCGCACCTCGATGATTCATATTGGGAACGTCTGTTATCTCTCCCGCCGGACATGGCGAAGCGTGTCGCGCATGGCGATTGGGACGCGCCCGTTGGGCTCTACTACCCCGAGTTCAAAAAAGACATCCACGTTATCCCGCACGCTCTTGCAATGGCCCGCGTCGAGCGCTGGCACCAGCGCTTGCTATCCGGCGATTGGGGATACGATCACCCGCACGCCTTTCACTGGCACGCCAAGAACGAGCTCAAAGAGATCACGACGCATTGGGAGCTATGGGACCGGCAGATAGGCGAGAAGGAAGTCGGGCAGCGGATCACCGCGGCCGAATCGCAGTTTCACAACCTCGCGAAACTGTCCGGGTTTGTATTCTCGTGGGATGCGGGCAAGTTGTCGCCGCGTGCCTCGCAAGATCAGCCGAAGTCGATCGAGAAGATGATTTCCGAAGGGCTCGGCCCGCGGATCCCGCGGCCATACCCGACCGACTCGACGCCGGGGGTACGGCTGATCCGGGCGCGCCTGGCTTCGCAGGTGTTGCAGGCGCGGACCTGGTTTATCTCGGATGCGTGCCCGAAGCTGATCCAGTCGATCGAGGAACTCTACCGCGACCCAGATCACACCGAGCAGGTGCTCAAGGTCGATTTCGACGGGCAGTCGATCGGCGACGATCCTTACGACTCGGCCGTTGCAGGATTGCAACGCATGATCGGCGTGTCGCACAAGCCGGACGAGGTGAAGATCGAGGAAAAGATCCAGGCCGTACGCGAGCAGTTCGCAGCGCGCGCCGAGCCGGTGAAGATTGGCGACCCTGATTTTTTCTCACAGTTCGGCGGCAAGAAAGCGGACAAACCGAAGCGATGATCGACTTCCCCCAATACGCGCACAGTTCAACCGATGAATCCAACGAGCACGATGTCGAGTTCCGACGAGTACACGCCGCCCGCGTTCGCCCTGCCCGTTTCCGCAGCGCGGCCGAAAACGGCGGGCGTCAGGATCCTCGCACCCGGCGGTGAAATCGGCTACGTGCCCGAAGAGCAGCTCGCCGCGGCGATCGAGGCCGGTGCGATCGTGCTGACGGCCGAGAAGATGCGCGAAATGCGACAAGCAATCTTTATGGAACACAATTTATTCCAGTCGAAACAGCGGAAGCCCGCAAAGCCGCGGCACAAGCAGAAGTCGCTTTGGAAGGGCGGGAAGAAGTGACGGCCACGATCGCCGTCGCCCAATGGCGCGCCAGCAAGCGGGCACGCGCTCTGCTACTGACTTCGATCGGGATGGAGATTGATCGCGTGATTGACGAAACGTCGACCGGCGTCGTCGACGTGAAGGTAAGCGCGCCGCATGGCAGTGAGGTGAGCGAATGCTCTGTGCCCTAACCTTCATCGCCGGGTTCCTCATCGCCTGTTGTGTGATCGGAATTTTGTTTTACGTCGGTGTCATGGTGCATCGCTAATGATGGATCCCAATCTCAACAGCGCGCTTGTCGACCTGATCCGCGTTTGCACTTTCCTGCTTACGATCGGTGCGCTCGTTCTCGTGATGAGGTTTTGCGCATGACCGCGCTCGTGATCTGCGTGATGCTGGTGCTCTGCTTCGGCGTTGGCGCGTTCTGCGTCTTCACCAACATGCAACTCGCTGCGCAGCACGAGCGCGAGATCAAGCAGCTCATTCACGAGCGCGACCAGGCGCGCGCCGAGGCCGCCGTGTTTCGCCGTCTCGTGATTCCTAACTTTGCCCGTGCCGAAGCGATTGGCGCGGGATTGAACTCGGCCGTTGCTGCGCACCCCTCGCCGACCAGCGATACACCTGCGCGCACGCCCGAATCGGGGGTGCAGCCGATCTCAGCGTCGGCCGCGCCCTCGAAGAAACCGAATCCACTACTCAATACGCGGATCCCCTGGCGCAAGCGTTTCAAGATTGCAACCGCGCAGAACAATTCCGAGCAGCAACACACCAACACACTCGCCGCGGCCTTGCTAGCAGCCGCGAAAGCGAAGAAGGAGCAATCGAATGTCGCATCCTAAAAGGGGTGACGTTGTAAAGTATTCCGCCTATGGCCGCACGGTCAACGCGATCGTCCTGGCCGCACAGTACGGCGAGGTTTCGCACCACGGCAAGAAGGGCGAGCCGCTGCTCGATCTCGTCTTCATCGACCCAGACCGCGAGTCGGCGATCGAGAAGAAACAGATCGGTTGGTTTCCGAAGGTTTGGACGGAGCATTCCGTCGTGCACCAGTCGCACGAGTTCTCGGTCGACTACAAGCGCACGAAGGGCCTCGGCTCGCCGTCGCAGATCACGGCACACCGCGGCGCGGGCGAATGGACAGAAATCGCGACCGAAGGGCCGGAATTCCTCGCCAAGCTGCGCGCTGGTGCGTTCAAGGACGAAGAAGCACAGAGCGAAGCGGGCAAGGTGATCGAAATGCTCGGCGCTGCGAAGGTCAGCGAGCAGCTCAAGGATGCCATCACCGGCACGATCCCCGCGCTCTTCGGCGGCCTTGCACTGTGCGGGCACGTCATTCACGACGGACGGCACTACAACCCAGACGGCGGCCTGTCCGTCGACTGCAAGTACATCCCGACGCCTGGCGAGCAACAAGGCATCCCCGTCGACCATCCCGATCACCTGGCGCTATTAGAGTCGCCGAGCGGGGCGCAGGTGAAGCCGGGCGTGCCCGACGAGACCGATTACATGCTCGGCCAGGGTGTCGACGCGGAGATCACGCCGGAAGACATCGCCAAGTTCAACGAGCTATCCGCCGCGGCCTTTCCTGGCGCGCAGATCCCCGTCGTGCCCGTACCCGTCGACGGCGCAATCCTGCCGGAAGATTTCACGCCGGTCGCAGGATCGAGCGCGCTCGCTGGTTACAAGTACAACGAGGCCGAGCGCTCGTTCGAAGTCATCACCCGGCAAGGGCTGCGCTACAAACACGAGAACGTTTCGCCGGAAACTGCGCAAGCGTTCGAGCTCGCGCCCTCGAAGGGCGTGGCCTGGAACCGGCTCATCAAGGCACCGGCCGCAGCTTTGCCGCGCGAGTCGCGGCACAACGTCGCCGTCGGCAACGACGAGCTCGGCGACCGCTAGACTTTTTCACCGCAACCCCACTCTGTTCTACAGGAGCAACACAATGCCAAGACCAGGCGAAAAGATGCCACACTTTCACATGGGCAATTCCATGCTCGACGACGGGCAGACCGACGAAACCGATCAGGGCGCAGCCGACGGCAAAGGCCAGGACGACGGCGCGCAAGGCGACGGCTTCCACCATCACCAGATCGACGAGAACGAGGGCGGCGGCTACACCTCGAAGCACACCGGGCCAGACGGCAAAGTCTCGCACGGCGATCATGCCACGTACGACGACGCGAAGGCCGACATGGATCAGTGTTGCGGCCAGGGCGGCAACGACGACGAGGAAGGCATGAACGACGGGCCGGACATGGACACCGACGACGCCGAAATGAGCGCCTCGGATGACGGCAACGATGTTGCCGGGCACTATGGGCGCGCAGCCGGTCGCTAGTTTCTAGCGCGAATCTGCGTTTCTGACAATTTTTCCGCTTTAGCAACAAACCGGCGCGATCGCTCGCGCCGGATCTCACCACGAAGGAAAACCACACCATGAAAGCAACGCGCATTATCGCCTTGTTCGCGCTCTGCGTCACACTCGCCGCCTCGGCGATGGCGCAAGGCCCTTCTTTCACCTCAGCCGGTTCCGATATCTCGAAGATCGGCGGCCGCGTCTTCTTCGCCCAGGAATACAACCTGCGTGCGGCCAACGTCCGCGTCGTCGGGGGTAATACGGCGACGGGCTCGCAGAGCATCACACTCTCGACCGGATCCGTGAAACTGCAAGACGGCCGTACGGTTGTTCCGTTTGCGGTCAACGTGCCGATCACGATCGCGGACGGCAACCAAGAGACGGTGACCATCACCGCGGTGTCGAATTGTGTTCCGACCGGCCAGATCCAAGACCCGTTCAATACCCAGGCAACGCTTTGCACCGTGACGGCCTCGTTCTCGAACACACACGGCGCTGGCGCTCTGGTCTTGTCCGGCGATGGTGGATTCCTCGAAGCGATGAACGACGCCGGGAACAACGGCGGCGGACAAGTTTTCTGGTCCTACGACTGCGGCGTTGTGACGTTGAGCACTGGCGGCGCGACGACAACCATCTCGACCGGGCCGTGCGCGCTCGTGCCGAAAGCCTGGCAGAACGGCGGCGCGTCGGTGCGGGTGACAACCACGATCACCACGTCGGCGAGCTATAGCGTCGGGATCACCAGCTCGACCGCGGCATTTATCACGAGCTGCACCAGTCTGACCGCAGGCACCAACTGCGCCCTGTTCCAGACTGGCCCGGCCGCAGTTGCCGTGTCGACTTCGATCGGCACCACGCTCATCACCGCGAACGCAGCGGCGGGCGCTGGCGCAGTTCACTTGACGATCTGGGGCTGGACAGCCGCGCAAGCGACTTACTAGCGAACAGGCCCCGGCGGCGCGTGGTGCGCAGGGAGATCCTGCGACGATCACCGCCCTTTGTGCGGCTAGATGCGAATCACGCCGCCGGGCTTTCGATCATGCCAGCTATCTCAATCAAAATGCGCAGGGCGACGGCGATCGCAGAGCACGATCCTGCGAAGCTACAGAAAAAGAATCGGGGGCTGCTCAACATGACGCATGAGCAGCTCCACGATTTCGCCGCGACGCCCGAAGCAGATCTCCCCTACTCGGCACCGAAGCCGCGCAAACTCAGTGACCCGGACAAACTCAAATTCTGAGCAGCCTGGTTTTGTCGCCGGTCTCGATCCTGAGCTGCGCGAGAAGATCCGCAACTCTAAACCGCGGCCACTGACGCCCAGGCAGAAGCAGCTCGGCGAGCTCTACACGCGCTTACGGGCGCGGGCAAAGCGACTCTCAAAACATCATGGCTAAAAACTGGATCAAGAAAGCAATTCGCCATCCGGGCGCGGTGAAGAATGAAGCCAAACGCCGCGGCGTGTCGACGGCGCAGGAAGCCAAGCGCGAGGCGCACAGTTCGAATCCGCATGTGCGGGCTCGCGGGCTGCTGGCCGAGCGCTTCGAGCGCGGGGATCTCAGCCGGTGAAGACTTTCAACTTTGGCAACATGCACCTCACCCCGGCGCACATCATCAAGACAACCGCGGGCGTCGACGGCATTGTGAGCGCGGCCATGAGTCAGGCGCAAAAGCGCGCGTGGGAACTGGCGTGTGTCGTGTGCGCAGTGAGCCTCGGACACGCCAAGTTCGATCCGAACGAGTTTCCTGATCTTCCAAAACAACAATTCACGCTCGGCGGCCATCCGCTTGTCATCGACGACACGCTCGACGAGGCGGTGATCGAGTTCCGCGATGTCGATGGTATCTGCCTGGTTCGACTCGAAGCACTCGCAATTCCTTCTCTCACCTAAATGGGCGCAACCGCACAGATCGCAGACCTGCCCGTTAACGCCGCCATCCTCGGCGCGGCCGTCACCGGCACCGAGCAGCCGCAGACCTACGAGACCGTCGACGGCAAGCCCTACAAAGACGACTATTCCAACCTGATCCCCGAGCGCAAAGAACAGCTCAAGAGCGTTTGCACCAAGATGGATCAGCGCGACGAGTGGGCGCGTATGATCGAGCTGATCCGCTGCACGCTCCGCCGCTACTTCTACATCGGGATCCAACACCCGTATTGGAACGCCGACGCCGGGCAGTTTCAGATCGGCCCGAGCGGCTCGACCCTCGGTGACGACGATTACGAGGACGGCGACGCGGAAGAGTTCTTCGAGGAAGAGTTCAACATCTTCACCGCCAACGCCAAGATTTTCATGGCGGTGTTTTCCCAGAACGCCGCGCCGACCAGGATGGAGCCCGACAAGCCGCGCAACCCCCTCAGCGTGAAGGCATCGCGGGAAGCGGAAAAATACGTCGAGGTCTACCAGAAGTACAACCCGCCGAAGCCGACGCAGATGGAAGTCGCGCGCCTCATGTGGACTGACGGCCGCGTTGTCGCCGTCACCGAATACAAGACCGACGAAGAGAAGTGCGGCGTCGACGACCAGGGCAATGCGCAGGGCTCGGAGTTCACCGAGTATTTCGGCGTTCTCGAAACGAAAGTGCCGATCATCGGCATTTTCAACGAGTGGGATTACTGCAAGGTTTCGAAGGACAAGGCGATCACCGTCGCGCAGGAAGAGAACCCAGATTACGCCGACGACATCGAGAACACCGCGAAGGGCCAGATCCCAAACAACGAGATCGCCCGCATGTCGCGCATCGCCGTCGGCGAAGGCGTCGCCCAGGTCAGCTCGGACACGCTCGCCTATCTGGTGACCGAGGATCGCTGGTGGTTGCGGCGCTCGGCCTTCCGCTCGCTCGACAAAGAGCACCAAGCCTTTTGGATCGGCGACAAGAAAAAGGGCACGCCTGGTCTGTTCCCGAAGGGCTGCCGCGTGAAATACATCGGCACCGTGTTTTGCGGCGCGCACCCGATCTCGATGGACGAGCAGATCCGCGTCATGCACGCGCTGCCCGGCAACGGCAACGCCCGGCCGTCGCTTTCGGATCCCATGATCCCGATCCAAATGGAGTACAACGACGCGATCGGGATGTACTCGGAAATGCTGCACAAGTGCATCCCGCGCACGCTGCTCAACACCGAAGTCGAATCGCTCGAAGCGATCCAAGAGCAGTTCGCGGCGTATGGCCAGTACGGCGCATTCCAACCCGGCCAGGGCACGATGCAGGAAAACATTTTCGTCGAGCCTGGCTTCGACGTGCCCGGCACGTTCCCCGAGTGGGTGCAAAACCTACAAGGCCCGCTGACGCAGTTCATCACCGGCAACCAACCGTCGCTCTTTGGCGGTGACATGGAAGACCAGAAGACCGCGAAGGCGTACCAGCTCGCGCTCAACAGCTCACAAGGGCTGATGACGATCGTCTGGGTTCCCTACCTGCAATTCGCCGCGGGAATTAACTGGCAGGCCGCCAGGATGGCCGCCAAGCGCGAGGGCGTCGAGAAGATCTCGGCCGTCCTGCCGCAGAAAGACAACAAGACCAAAGTCATCGACATCGACGTGGGCGTGATGAAGCGCGGCGGGTTCCTCTGCTCGGCCATCACCGACCAAAACTTCCCCGAGTCGCACACCGACAAGGCGAACAAATGGCTCGGCCTGTTCGGCGCAGCGCCGACGAACCCGATCGCCGCGGCCGTCTTCACCGAGCCCGACAACATGGTCGCGCTAAAAGATGCAACCGGCCTCGACATCGTAATCAAAGGCGCAGCCGCACGCGACAAGCAGCTCGACGAGTGGGAAGAAATGCTCGAAGGCGACGGGCCGGTGCCTGATGACCAGGCAACCGAGCAGGCGAACCAACAAAAGCAACAGGCAGCAGCCGCCGCGGTCAACACGATCGCGCCAGGAACACCGCCGCCGCCAGTTCCGCCGGTGCCGAAGATCATGATTTCGAGCGTGCCGATCCGCCTGGCCGATGATCACATCGAGGAAGCGCGCACCTGCGTGCGGATCCTCAACGATTCGAAGACGCTCGAAATGCTCCTCGGCCCGACGCCCGAGCACGTCGAGGATCTCGAACTGCACCTAAAAGCCCACCTCACCAAAGCGCAGCAGTCCGGGATCGTCATCCCGCCGGATCTGCTCGGGATCATCCCGCCGCTGATGCCGCCGGGAATGCCCCCAGGAATGCCCGGCGCTGGCGCTGGCTTGCCGCCTGGCGCGCCGCCGAAAGGTTTACCCCCTGCCCCTCCCCCGCCCTCTGCGGGCGCTCCTGGGGGCGCTGGCGCAGGAGCCGGGGCAGCTCCACCGCTCGCGCCGCCGTTATTGCCGCCAGCGGCCGCGGCACCGTCGGGGGCGACCGTTGCCGCGTAAGGTCGGCCCCTGGGAAGTCGACGACGAGGGCAATCTCTCGGATCGCGGCCAAACCAATTTCCCCCTCTACGACTGCGAGGGGCACGTCATGTTCACTCGCTACGCCACTTACAAACTCGTCGGTGACAAAGTTCACTCGACCATCCACGAAGTCCCGGAGATTTCACAATGAGAACGTTGCTTATTTTTCTTCTAAATCACTTCCTATTCGCAGGTACCATGTTTGCAGCCGCAGGCACGAGCCTCGGCTCGGGGGGCGGCACGGGTGCGGGATCCGGTGCAGGTAGCGGAGCTGGGGCAGGTGCGGGATCCGGCGCTGGTGATGGCGCGGGCGCAGGAGAAGGCGGCTCTGCTGATGGCGACCTCGGTGCGGGATCTGGCGAAGGCGATGACGGAATTTCGGCGGATGGTGACACCGCTGCTGGAACGGATGGAGCTGGAACCGCCGATGGAAAAGGCAATGTCACACTGGCCGACGGTCGAACTGTTCCCGCTTCCATCAACAAGCTCTTCGAGCTCGCGAAAACCGCGGGCTGCGAAAAAGAGGCGCGGCAACTCTACTTCGGCCTCGAACGCCTCAAGGCGACGGTCGGCGGTGTCAACCAAGCGATCGAGCTCAAAAAAGCCTTCGATCAGGTCGGCGGCGCTGAGGGCGTCCAAGAGCTTCAGTCCGAAGTCGAAACCTACCAGGCCGATTCCGAGCTCTTCGAATCGGGCGATCCGAAATGGGTCCAAACCGCGTTCGAGCAGAACCCCGACTCGGCGCTAAAAGCCTTCGACAACTCGCTGCAATACGTGAGCGACAAACACCCCGAGCACTACGATCACATGATGGCGCAGGTCGTGCTCGACACGCTCAACGGCGAGGGCTCGCCGATCGGCGTCGTTTACAACATGCTGAAGGCGATGAAGGACAACCCGCAGGCCGCCGCGGCCGCGGAGAAGATCGCGCGCTGGTATAACGCGATCAAAAAGACGGCCAAGAACCCGCCCGAGAAACAGGTCGACGCGCGCACCAAAGCGATCAACGACCGCGAGGCGACGGTCGAACAAAAAGAAACCGCGCAGCGCTACTCGCAGATCAACGCGACGGCGTTCCCGCAAATGAAACACGACGTAAAGGTGAGCCTCGAAGCGGAAGCAAAACTCGTCGGCGTCGACCTGGCGAAGCTGTCCGCGGAATTCCCCGGCGCGTTTCAAAGCATGATGCGCGACATCCACCTCGGGATCAAAAGCACGGCCGTCAAGGATAAGAATTTCGTCAACAAATACGCTGCCCTGGTGAAGAGCGGCGACACGACGCGCGCCGCTACCATGCTCAACAAGAAGCACGCCTCGATCATCCCTGCGATCGTGCGCGACATCGCCGGAAAGTCGGGCCTGCTCAAGAAGCCCGGCAAGGCGGCCGCTGGCGGAGCTGGCGAGAAGGACAAAGGCAACGCCGGTGCAGGCGCAGCCGGTGCCGGATCCGCGGCGAACGGATACACGAAGGTCAACGCCAAACCGGCGAACCATCTCATCGACTACCGCAAGACCTCGCCAACGATGCAGATGGACGGGTTGTACATCCTCAAGGACGGCAAGCGCGTCCAGGTCCATTACTAGAACACCAAGTTTGCTGCTGACGTTCCCAGCGGATCGACACCGCTATAACAAAGGCCGAAGGAACCGACGCAGCCCGGCCGGACGGAATTCCGGTACGCTCGTAAACCCCCAACCCAGCAAAGCCCCAAGCCGACTCGCAAGAGTGAAAGGGGCGGTCGACGAAGCCCATCGCAAGGTGAGCCTCAATGGCACAAGGAAATAACGCTCAAGCCGTGGCTTCGCAGCTCGAAGCCTATGTCCGCAAAATCACGGACACAATGCAGCGCGACTCGATGCTTTACGACAAGATCGAGAAGCGCCCCACCGAGGTGATGTCCTCGCGCGTTCTTTGGTGGACGCTGGATCTAGTTCCCGGCACGCTGACCCGTCAGGTCGACCCCGACGGCGGTCCTGCTGGCCGCGGCGCTGCGATCGTGCAAGCTCGCGCGCAAGTCCAGGCTGCGTTCTTCCTGGCTTGCACCGAAATGACCGATCTCGCAATGTCCGCGACTGACAGCCCGAAAAAGGCGGTCGGCGATTACAAAAAGCGGAATCTCGAAAAGCAGATTTCGCAGTACCGGAATTTGTGCGAGTCGCTCCTCAACTCGGACCAGAACGCGGCCGGTGTCCTCGACACCATCACCGCGATCTCTGGCAACCAGGTGCAGGTCGCGAACCCGAACAAGTTCCAGGGACAAAAGGTCTACCAGGTGTTGCCTGGTGTCGGTCAGCCTTCGCGCGGCCCGCTCACCACGCTCAACATCGACGTAAACGGCAAGGTCACTTCGACCCTGACCGGCGGCACGCTGTATGTCCAGGGCGCACTTCCCGCGGGCACGATCGTGGGCGACATCCTTGTCGTCGACGGTTCGCCGGGGATCGTGAACTCGTCTCTCGGTTCGCTGGCTTCGAATCAGCTCGATTCGAATACCGGCAACTGGAACAACCTGGCGCGGTCTTCGTACCCTGGCCAGTTGAAGACGCCGCACCTGGCGCTCAATAACTTCGCGATCTCGCCTTCGGCGTTCGATCTCGGATTGATCTATTTCCGGCGCGTGTTGCCCGATGAGGAAGGTGAGAACACCAACCTGCTCGCGCACATGGGCTATGACCAGCAACAGGCGTTGTCCAACTATGCCTACCTGGCCGGGAATCACTTCAACTGGACCGAAGCGAAGGGCGATCGCAACGTCGACATGATGAAGAAGCAGGGGGCTGCGACCGTCGCGGGCTATGACAAGCTCGTGTCGAAACTCGCAACCGCTGGCCGAATCGACATGCTGGCGATCGACAAGTGGTTCCGTGGTGAGTTGCAGCCGACCGGCCCGCTGACTCGCAACGGCCAGACCGAATTCCAGACGTACGGCGACGACGGCGGGCTCGACTTCTCCGTCATCAACTACATCTGGGGCGGGTTCCAGATCTGCATGGAGCAGCCGAAACTCGGGCTGTACTTCGACGGTTGTGGAATCGCTCAGGGTCTCTAAATACGAGAGTGAGGCCGAGTTCTACGCGCGGATCAGCGCGGCGATCGACTTCATTCACGTAACGCACGAGCACATGCTGCGGGCGCAAACCCGCAGCGTGTTGTTCGGCGCACCATGCCCGAAACCGCGACAACTCGACTCGGCTCCTGCGACTGCCCCCGCGAGCACTACTGCGGATGGTGTTTCAGCAGCGCCACAAGCCCGCGAAGGGCCGCAATTCTAGAGAGCAACCCGGTCTGCCCGACGCATGGGATACTGACCGCGAAAGATGTCGTCACGTTTTACCCGGAAGGACACAATCACAATGAGTGATCTGAAAATCAGCGATCGACGCCGCGGCCCGGCCGACGAGGCACTCGTCCCTGCCCGCAGCCCGCACGACAATTTCATCGACATCGCCAGCGCCCCCCAGCGCGCCGAGGCCCTCATCGACTCGGAAAATCACGGCCTCAAGGCCGACGCCGCCATCGTGCCGATCGGCGACCGGCTGATCGTGCGCAAGATCTCGCCCAACACCAAGACTTACAGCGGGTTGATCCTGCCGGATCTCGGGCAGCAGGAAGCCGGATACGGTGTGGTCGTCGCTTGCGGCCAGGGCCGCTACAACATCGTGGGGCAGCTCATCCCGCTGCGCATCGACCCAGGCGCAGTGATCTGCTTCGGCAAATACGCGGGCACCAAGCTCGCGCTCCTCGGCTTCGGCAACCAGGACGGCGAGTGTGTCTCGCTGCGCGAGGAAGAAGTTTTCTTCGTCGTCACGACGAAGGCCGAAGCGGAACGGGTTGCCGCGCGCGCCCGGCCGCCGATCGCGATCGCCGCCGCGCCGGAAGGAATGGAACCCGTTGCTTAACGACCGCATCGCGCTGCTCAACGACTGCAAAGAGTTGTTCGAGCCGCATCCCGTGCCCGAATGGGTGACCAACATCTGCGCCGACTTCGGGCACTCCGAAAGCGGCCTGCCCTTCTATCGCGTGGTCTGGAATCCCGATCGCACGCGCGTCATGGCGTGCATGGATCTCGACACCAACGGCCGCAAGCAGCGCACGATCCGCAAGTACCCGCGCCTCGGCTACCGCTGGATCGTCGAGGTGCTGCTGCCCTGGGAGAAATATGGATCGTGGTACGAGGAATTCTTCGGCCCCAAGCCCCAGGACGGCGAATACTGCCACACACACACAATCCAGTGGAACCTCACGCAAATGATGCACGCCCCGGCGTCGGAAGAGACCGACTATATGTCGCTCGAAGACTTCGGCGCGGATTCACTGCGGTTGCTGCTGACCACGATCGAGCACAACAAAGCGATCCAGGCATGGCAGCTTCGCCAGTACGACACGCAGGTGATCGAGGACGAAGAGAAGGAATGGAAAAAGCGCTTTGATGACGTGTACGACGACAACATGGGTGAGCTGGCCGAGCTCGAAAAAGCGGCCGATAAGGCGGGCGTGGTAACGAGCCTCGACCCTCTACCCAAACAAATTGAAAAGGAACGGCGCGCCAAGGCGAAGCAGCAAGGAAAGACTTTGATCCACTAGTAGAACCTCGCGAGATCCGCGATGCCCTCAGCAGTTAGGCATCTAAGCTGTGCCGCTTTCGGGTTGGCCCGCAGATCGCCGAGGATCGGAGCACCAAACAACGCAAACGGCAGAAGGATCCCCCAACAACCGTCACGCAAAGATTATCACAGGAGAAACGTCATGCTCGTACCAGTCCAAGGCGGGATCGAAAACATTCAGCGGCGCAACCGCATGATCTTCATGCAGCAGGCCGGGCTCGCATCCGTCGAGCTGCCGAACGTCTACATCTTCAACATTTCGCCCAACGTGTTTCCGAACCGTGTCGGTGCAGGCAAGAGCTACACCATCCCGGCGTGCCCGAAAGGCAAAGCCTACTCGGACCCGATCATCGTTCCGGCGCTGATCCTTTCCGAGATCGACCACGCCGACGGCGGCAACAACATGGGTGTCGTGATGAACCCGGCCGAGAACAGCATCGTGCCGATGGGCGACGAAGATCGCAAGGTGATTGGCGTCGTCAACGACATTATTGGAACAGACTCAACGACCCCGGCCGATGGCGAGTTTACGACCAACCTGGAATGGCTCGGCGTCTTCGCCACACGCAACGAGACCCCGACCGACGTAGAGTTGGCCGAGGCCCGCGCGAGACTAAAGCATCACATGGAGCTGATCTACGCCAAGGGTGCCGACAAAGTTCAACAGGGGGAGTCGATCCCGATGCTCGACCGGCCGGTGTACAACGAGGCCGCCGAATTCCTCGGGCGCAACACCTTCTGGGGCAACACCGAGCACGCGAAGGCGAACTGCCCTGAGTGCGGCGAGAACATCATCGCGGGGGCGAAATTCTGCAAGCACTGCCGCCAGGCGATCGACCCGACGAGCATCGCTCTGCGGGCGAAGCAAATTGCCCAGGCCGCTACGCAGCTCGCGCAGGAGCCCGCGGCCGCTGCGGCATTGCCGGTCGTCAGCCCGGTAAACGAGGCGAGGGTCGAGGCGAGCGCCGAGCCCAGCGTCGACGCGAGCCAACCCGCCACGCAGCAACAGGGGCGCGGCGGCAATCGGCGCAGCTAGCGCTTCGAGGATCTCGTCGAGCGGCCGGTCGTCGGTCAGCAGATCGAGCAGCGGCGGCCGCGGAAAGTGGATCTGCGGCAAGATGCCCGGCGGCGCGAGCATGTCGTTGATCCAAGAGAGATCGAGCTTGCCGAAGTCGAATTTCGCGAACTGAGTCAAGAGCGCATCCACCGCAGTTCTGCGTTGCAGATTCGCAAACTCGCTCGTGAAGTCGAAGCCCTGAAAGGCGGTCATTTTGAGCGTATCGCCGCCTGACACGCTGTAGTCGATTTCGTTGGGCAGGATCTCGTCCATCGCAAATTTGACCGGCATCGAGATCCGATCGAACAGCTTCGATCGGCGGGCGAGCATCTCCATCATCATCGCTTGCTGCCGCCGTTGCTCGACGAGCAAGTAAGCCTGTTCCGGGTGAGGATCGACGACACACTTGCCATCGAGCTTTAGCCATTCGTTGAGCTCGTGCTCTTCGAATTCCCAGATGATTTTGCGGAACACGACGGTCATCACCTGTTCGTCGGTCCAGGCCGCTAGTTCGCGGGCGGCAAACGTGCGCGAGGAGTAAAGCGGCGTCGTGCGCGTGGGCTCGGAGACCTCGGGCACAACGCACTTGAAGTGAACCTCAACCTGCTGCGGCTGGGTGTCGTTCAACGAGCCCCAATGCGGCTCGACGGTGAATTCCCAACCCGGTTTGTACGAGATCCGGGTAACAAGTTTTTGCAATCGGGTGTGTTGGTTCTCGATCCCGCGCAGCTTCTCGTTGTCTTCTTCGCGGAACCAGTGGCGCAGATCCATCGACTTTGCAATGAGTGATTCCATCGCCGAATTCTAATGCCAGTCCAGCTACCCACACCAGCACCTTATGACACGCTCGCGACGGTCACGTCGCAGGCGCGGACCATCCTCGCCGACTACATCGCCGGGCTGATTCCCAACCCGCAAGGCACTTGCAACGTCGTCGGGGCGACGGTGACCTGGGTGTCCGGGCCGCAGTTCTCGATCTATTTCCGCGGCGCGGTCTTCACGATCAACGGCGTGAATTTTGCCGTGTTTCAGGTGCAGAGCCCGACCAAGATCATCCTCACAACGCCCGCGGCTACGCAGAACGCGGTGCCCTGGATGGCGACGATCCAGACCGGCGAGATCTTCAACGATTCGCAGGCGTACGTGCTGCCGACGGTCAACCTGGCCTGGCGCAAGCTGCAAAAGAAGCTCGCCAAGCGCGGACACCCGCGCCTCGAACGCGAGGAAACGCTCGTCAACCTGCCCATAATGACGAACCTCGACCCGAGCGCGCAGCAGTATGTTAACTGGTCTGGTACCTACGATGGAACAGCGTTCCAGACGGCCGCGCAGGGTGCCCCTGCCCTTCCCCAAGACTTTATTTCGCCCCTTTGGGTGAAAGAGCGCCCCCACGTCACCGGCACCAACCTCAACCGTTTCTGCCCGATGCGGCCGGTGCCCGACGGGCTGCGCTCCTGGCAAAAAGGATCCTTCAACCGGCGATGGGACTGGCGCAACGACGAGCTCCACCTGCCGGGCGCAATTCAGCTCCTCGATCTGCGGATCCGTTTCGCGACTTACCTCGCAGATCTCGCCGTTGCCAACGGGCAATCGTTCGTCACGACGCCGGTGCCGATCATGCGCTGCTCCGAAGCCCTCGCCTATTACTCGGCCGCGCTCTTCGTCGAGCCCCGCGGCGGCGTCCTGGCCGTGTCCTTCGACCAGAAGGGCGACATGGCAACCGACCAGATCACCGACGCCGACGCCAAGCTCAAGCAACGCACGAGTTACTCGCGCCGGGCCTGGGGGCAGCGCGGCCGCCGCGGCCGCGGATCCGGTCTCGGACGCTGGTAAAGACTTTTCGTTCCAAATAGGAGAGAGAACATGCTTTCACTTGCTCTAAACTACAGCTCGTCACTGCAACAGCCGTTGACCTGGCAGGAAGGGAAAATCTTCCATTGCCTCGGGACGATCACGCCGACGAACGTCAACAGCCCCGGCAACGCGAATCCCTACGTTGCAGGCGGCGACACGCTCGACCTGACGCAGTTCTTCAACCTGGCATCGAGTGCGCCGGGCATGTTGCTGCCGACCGTCGAGCTATCCGCCGAGGCGCTCATCTACAGCGCACCGCTTACGTCGACGCCCGCGCCCGCCACGTTGCAGCTCTATCGCTTCGTCAAGGGCACGACGCTTTCGAACGGCACCATGCAGGTCTTCCCGAGCACCACGCCGCAGGTCGAGCTAGCGGCCGGGAACTACCCCGCAGCAGTGCTCGCCGACGTGATCCAGATCCATGCTTGGTTCGTGATGCCGTAGAGGCGTCGCAATGCCCCTTTCCCAGACGGGCGCGAATTACAAAAATCGCGCCCACATTCTCAGCCGCGACCGGCTACTGGCCGATGCCCTCGACGACATCATGTCGACGGCACAAGCCTCGCTGAATCAAGGCAACTTTTCGAAGAACGGCACGCCCGAGCCGCCATCTTCGCCGAGCGGGATCTCCGTCACGGCGAAGATGGGGCTTTTTACCGTCGCCATCCTGCACCCCAAAGCGCCCGCGGGCACGCAATGGGTTTTGCAGTATGCCGACAATCCGCAGTTCCAGAACCCGATCACGGTCGGGCTGCTGCATCCGAGCTGGCAGCAGTCTCTTCCGCAACAGGTTTTGTTTTTCCGTGCGGCGGCGAAGTTTGCCGCATCCGCGCAAACGCCCTGGGTCTATCTGGGCACGAGCGCGAAACCTACTTCCCTGACCGGCTAGCATGGCATCCCCTGCACAAGTCCAACTCCCGCCCGTCGTCGACGTGCCTCTTTCCCTGTTCGGGGGAATGCACACCGGCGTCGCCCCGGCAGATCTGCCCGAGGGCCTCAGCCCCGACAATCAGGACATGGCGTACGTGCCGGGCGAAGTGTTTTCGCGCCCGTGCCTTTCTGCTGTCTTCACCAACTCCGTCGGCGATGTCGCGATGGTCTACGACAAGACCTACGAAATGCCCGACGGCACGCCGCTCACGCTTTCGATGGATGCGCTCGGCCGCATCTACGTCGAGAACGTCGCAACCTCGCCCGGCGTCACTTCCCTGCTCGCCGCGGTCACGCCCAACGCGCGCGCCTTCTCTGCTTCCGCCTTCGGCCGTGAATACGTCGCACTTAGCAATCTGCTAACTGGCGCGTGGCCCCCGTTGCAGTACGACGGGGAGATCGTCGATCGCGTCACGCAAGACGGCCCGGCGATCGCGCCGATCTGCGCCAACGCAGCCCCGCCCGCGGCAGCGATCGCGAATGCCCCCGCCGGTGCAACCGTCAACGTCAGCAGCGCGACGACGACGGATCCGAACGCCGCCGGTGCCTACACCACGCTCACGATCGTGACGGCCGCGCCGCACGGGCTCGCAACCGGCGGCCTGGCGCAGCTCGTCGGCGTCAAGGTCGGCGGCTACACCTATCCCGCCTTTACCGCGGTCGTGACGGTCATCGACGCGACGACTTTCAAGATCGCACTCTTCTCCGCAGCCTATTCCACCACTGCAACCGGCACGGTCACGCCCGTGACGCCCGCCCTGGTGCGGCAGAATAACCTCGTCACCGGCACCACGTCCGCGGCACACGGCTTCCGCCAGGGTTGGCAAGTCCAGGTCGCAAACGTCGCCAATAACAACATCGGCGGCGGCATCGCCTCGATCTCGCGCGACGGCAACGGCGTCGTCACCGTCGAGACCACGAACCCGCACGGCATTGTCGAGGGTTCGATGGTCGCGATCGTCGGCGTCACCAACCCCGACACTTCTTTCGATACGCCCTCAGTCACCGTTGCCAGCGTGCCCACGCCGACGACGTTCACCTTCCAGCAGGGCGGCACGGCCGAGACTTCGAGCGCCGGATCCGGCAATGTGCAAGACATCTGGAATGTGACCGCCTTCATTCAAAGCGTGCCGAGCCCGACGACGTTCACTTACGAGAACATTGGGCCGAACGACCAGACCGCAGCGACCGGCACGGCGACGATCATCGGCCAGATCACCCCAGGGCTGCACAACATCGTGCAGATGTACTTGTTCCGCTCGGGCGCGATCTCGAAGCCCTCGCCGCCGACGGCCTTCTATGCCAACGGCGGGCAGCAGCTCGCGATCTCGAACCTAGCGCTCGGCAACAAGAGTGTCGTCGCGCGCATTATCGGCGTCACCGGCGCCGGGGGCGATTTCTATTTCGTCCTGCTCGAAACTCCGAAGGTCGGCAATCAAATTGTCGGCACCTCGACGGTGATCGAAGACAACACGTCGACCTCAGCCGTGATCGACTTTGCCGACACGACGATCCTCGACGGTACCGCGATCGACACGACGGGCAACGATCTATTCGACCAGCGCGTGCTTGTCGCGCCGATCGGCTTCTACTCCTACGATTCCCGCCTCGCCTGCTGGGGCGATTTCAGCACGATCCAAAACCTGCTCAACATGACGCTCGGCGCGGGCACCGACTCGCAGCCGACGACGGCCGTGCCTGGCAGCGGCACCAACGACGGATCCGGCGGGATCGCCTGGACGAACCCGGCCAACATCGCCAACCCGGCCGCGAGTTACGCTGACGTGAGCCTCACCGGCGGCCAAACCTCACAAGCGCTGCTCAGTGAGCTATTCGGCTTTGCCGTCGGCAATCTGATTCGCTCAATCTCGGCGACGTTTCAGTATTACTACACGGGCGGATCCGCGGTACCGGGATCCGTCACGCAGCTCTCGGTGCAACTGCTGCAAGCGGGTGTGCCGATCGGCGCGCCGCAAACGCTCGGCCTCACCGTGCAACCGAATCAAGGCAGTGCCGCAACACCACTGCGCGCGACGTTCCAATTCCCGGTCGGCACACTCACGCCCGCGGAAGTAAATAATGCCGGCTTCGGCTTCGAGATCACGGTGACGACGGCCGCCGCGGCGGTGCATCTGTTCGCGAACTCCGCAACGATGACCATCGGAGTCTCGCCGCTCGCGCCCCAGGGTTGGGAAACGGCGAATACAACTTCACTCACGGGCGCGGTCGTCACTTCCACGCTGCCCGGCGTCTATTTGCAGTACCAGATGACCTCGGGCGGCGGGCTGTTTGACTGCCTGATTCAGCAACCCGCCTTCCAAGATGCGTTCGGCACCGCAATACTGCTGCCGCTGACCGATTATACGTTCCGCGTGCTCGTGAACTCGGCGGCGCAGGCATCGGGCTCGCTGATCTGCGATCTTTTCAGCCCGACGCAAGGGCAGATTTCGCAAGCGATCGTCGACCTGACGGCCGGGGCGCTCGCGACCTTCGTCCTGGTCAACTTTTCGGCCGAAACGCCGAACACGATCCCGGCCGACACTCTGCTGCGCATCTATCTCTCGAATGTGCCGATCGGCCAGGTCGTCACCATCGCCGAAAACTCGCTGATCTACACGCAGAACCCGACGAGCCGCGAGGAATCGTTCTGGTCATACGTGTTGAACCCGGAAGGCATCGCGCAAACGACCGGCAACCTCGGATCTGCGAACGATCCGACCGAGATCCGCTGTTTTTCGCTGCAACGCAACGTCACGCTGCTTAAAACCGCGGGCGGCACGCACAATTTCCAGTCCAACGACTTCGAGCCCGACCAGTGGGACATCAACGCAGTCTCGCGCACCGTTTCGGCGTGCTCGATCCGCGCTGGTGATCCCGGCCAGTTTGGAACGGGCGACGCGGCCGAGGATTGGGACATCACCGCCAACCAAAACGGCCTTTACCTGTTTGCAGGCGGCGATTTTTGGAAGATCTCGCAGGAGCTCGACAAAGGGGATCCGAACGGCAACGTGCCGACCTGGCTTGATATCAATTGGGCGGCCGAGCAGACGATCGTCGTGAAAAACGATCCCAAGCTGCACCGGATCTATGTGCTCGCCCCGATCAACGGCGCAACGCAGCCCAATATCTGCTGGATGCTCGACTACAAGGAGCTCGACACGTCCGCGGACCTGGCGAACGCGCCCGCCCTCAAACTCGGCTTCTCGGGCAAAATGTTTTCCACCGACAAAACGCGCAAATGGTCGCGCTGGAATATCAGCGCCAATTGCGCCGAGATCCTGATCCGACCCGGCAACCTCAAGGAAATGACGCTCGCGGGCGGCGTGCGCGACGGCGCGGCCTTCGGCAACCTCTACACCTTCGATCCGGCCAAGTACACCGATGACGACTATGGCCAGATGTTCCCCTATTACGACACGTACGGCTTCGTGAACCACGAGCAAGAGCAGGTGTTGCAGCTCGGCACCGGCATGAAGGTCGTGAAAAAGTATTGCGCCTTCATCACCGGCCAGGGCTACGTGACGATCACGCCTTTCGTCAACTCGCTCAACAATCCGCTGCCCGAAACCACGCCGCGGGTGCTCGATCTCGATTCCGATATCTCCAATGCCGAGAACCAAGATCTCGAATGGACCGTCGGCGTGCGCGGGCAGCGCTTCTTTCAGCGCGTCTCGGTGTTCCCGTTGCCTGGCGAGACAGACGTACAAGTTCGGCTGCAAAAGCTGATCGTTTCAATGACGAAAGATCCGGTGATCTATCACCGAGCGAGCGCGGTCTAAGACTATGGGCAAAGGCGCAAAAGGCAGAGAACTCGAAAACTCCGGGAACGCGCAAGCGAACTCGAAACAGCTCTATGGCGAAAGCCAGGGCGATTTTAACTTCCTCGACCCGACGCTGACCAAGGAAGCGACGAACCCGGAAGGGTATACGCCGCAGCAGCTCGCCTACATGGAAACGATGGGGCAGCAGTCGCTCGGCGGGGGCGAAGCCGCAACCACGGGCCAGGCAGGGCTTACGGCGGCGCGCACGCGCAACGCCGGGGCATTCCAGGGCGCAGTCGGCACGGCCGATCGCAACACGCAGAAGACGGCGAGTCAAAACGCGCTGCAAGTCGCGAAGAGTCAAGCCGATCTGCAACAGCAGCAGCGCCAGCAGGCGTTGCAGTCGTTGCAATCGCTCTACAGCACGAACCTCACGGGCAGCGAGGGCGAGACGAGCCTTTCGAACAGCGCGCTGCACGACGAGAACACCGCGCCGAATTTCTGGCAGCAGTATGCCCTTGGGGCGCAGGCGGCGGCAGGCAAAGCGGCCTCGGCCGGGGGAGCCTAACTCACCATGTTTGAAAACGATGAAGACGACGATCTATCGCAGGAACACGGCGCGCCGGTTGATTTCGGCGGCCCGGTCTTTCGGAGTCACCGCCCGGTTGTTATCAGCGACGACACCGATTCCGGGATCCCCGAGACGACCATGCCCAAAGGCGTGCGCCTCAGCCGCGAGAACTCGACCGGCGGAATGCCGACCGACATTTCGAATCCGCCCGAAGCGGAGCTCGCAGAGAGTGGTTTGCGCGAAGCCTCAACTGCGCCGATCGCAAAAGCGGCACCGCGGCGCTCGACCGTCAGTCTGCGCGGGCTCAACCCCGCCAGCGATGAAGAACCGGCCGCCCCTGCCCTTCCCGCCGGTAGCGGTGCGGGCGAGCCGGATCTTTCCCAGGCGCAACCTGGCTTGCCAGCGAAGGCCGCACCTACCGCCCTCGAAAAGCAGACCACGGCAGATCGTGCGCAGCAAGCCGAGCTGCGCAAGGGCTCGGGGATCTCGCAGATCGGCAACCCCTTCGCCCGCGGCGCACTGCGCGGCTTGAACCTGGTCGGATCCGCAGCCTCGGCCCTGGTCGATCCCACGATCGGAGCTGCCCTTAGCACGATTCCGGGAACGGAAGAACATCACGAGCAACTGCTTGGCCGCAACACGAAAGCGCTCAACACCGACGAAGCGCAGGGGCAGAAGGAAGCGCAGACCAGTCTCGAAGAAGGCCAGGCCAGTGAGATCCCGTCAACCATCAACAAGAACCTCGCCGACACCGAGGAAGCGCGCGCGCGCGCCGAATCGCTGCGCAACCCGCACAAAGAGGAAAAATGGAGCACTGTCCTAGGCATCCTCGGGCCAAACGGTGAGCCCGTGCAGCAAGAGGAGACTTCCGGCCAGATGCGTTACGGCCCCATCACGGGCGCGAAGGCCGTCAAGACGCCGGGCGAGACGCAGGAACAGAACAAACTCGCGTACCAAGCGCTGATCTCGAAACTCGATCGCGCGGGCCTGCCGACGGATCCGAAGTCGATTGCGAAGTCGGCCGACCGAGCGTTGAAGAACGGCGTCATTACACCGGCGGATCATGCGGCGCTGCGCAGCTACGAAGCAGCCAACCAAACGCCGGGCACCAACCTCACCGTACACGTTGCGGGCCAGGAAGAAGGCAGCCGCCTCGCCATCAACAAATTGTTTGAAGGCAAGGAAGTGCTCGCGCATCTGCCCGACGGCCGCCGCGTGCAGATGTCTTACGCGGACGCCCAGGCCCAGGGGATCCCGCCCGAACGCCTGGTCGCGCTCAACGCCAACGAGGCGCAGCAGAACCGCGACAAGATTGCCAGCACGGGCGCGACCTTCAACGCGCTCGACAAATACCGCAAGGATCTCAAGACGACCGGCGGCCAACTCACCGAAAACGATCGCAAGGCGATGGAAGTGCTCACGTCGCACGTCAAAACGGATCCCGGATTCCTGGGCAAAGCGGCCGGGGGGATCCTCGACAGCGTATTCGGCGAACCGCTGACCGGCTATTCCGAAAAGTATCTCGGCGGCCTGATGACGAAAGAGCAGTACAACGCCCTCAGCCCGGCCGGGCGGCAGCTCGTCGCGGACTACTACACGACGGTGATCGCCAACTTCGCCAACATGAAAAACATCATGGGCTCGGTCGGCCGCAACGAAATGCAGCTCGCGGCCGAAGTCGCGACCGTTCCCCTGCCCTATCTCGATTGGAACAGCGCGAGCGATGCGTTCGACAACAAACGCAACGACATTCAGCAGCGCGCAGGGTCCATGCCCGAATTGTACGAACCGCCAAAAAAGTAGATGCCGCAAAAGCCTCTCACCTGGTCCGACGACGACACGCCGCCGCAGTCCGCGGCGAGCAACCGCTTTGCGTGGAGCGACGAGAAAGAAGCGACGCCTGGCGCGGCCGCACGCCCCGATTTTTCCAAGAACCCGCCGCCGTTGCCGAAGTCGCACATCAAAGTCGAACCCGTTGCCACACCGCAGCGCGTTGCCGAGCAGGCGCTCGAATTGCCCGCGCGCATCTCCGACCGCATCCTCGGCGACGAGTACAGCGGTCCGGACGAAGACACGAGCCCGCCCCTTACTCTCGCGCCTGCCAAGTCGTCGCTGGGGCTGCGCGACATCGCGCGCATGGGAATCAACGCCGTGACCGGCACACCTGGCGCTGTTTCGACCCGAGAATTGTCAGGCGAACAGCCGACCGGCGACAAGACTGTGCAGGGCTTGCAGGAAGTCGCAACACCAGGCAAGCGCCTGCGGGGAGTGAACCGGCTCACCAGCGCCGCGCTCGATGTTGCTTCCCCCGTGATCGGCCCGGAAATAGGCGAGAACCCGATCGGCCTGGCAAAAGTTCTCAGCGGTGCAAAGGCCGGGCAGGTCGGCGCGCAAGAGGGGGCAAGTTCTCTCGGCGCAGATCCCGACGAGACCGAGTTCGCGGGCAACGTCGGCGGCCTGGTCGGCGGCGGCGTAGCGGGCGGCCTGCGTGGCCCTCGCACACCCGAAGCGCCGCCAGTGGAAGCGCCCGCGGCCGAAGAGCCGCTCCCAGATGCAACACCGCCGCCGCAGCCCGTCCGCGGCCTACTACGCCCCAAACCGACCGAGCTGCCGCCGTCGACTGCGGTCGACGAACCCGAGGGCCTGCTCGATGCCAATCGCCGCGTTGTACGTGACCCTGCAACGGGCCGGATGAAGGTGCAATACCTGACCAGCTCGGGCGGGAAAGTCGTCAGGGAAGCGCCTGTAGCGCCAGCGGAGGGCATTCCTGAATCGCCCCCGGCCGAGCCTGGGATCCCCGAAGGGCCGAAGGTGCCGAAGGGCGGGATCCGCGGCGTGCAGCCGCCGACCGGCTACACCGTCGACACGCCCGAGCCCGAATCTGACACCGAGACGCTCATGCGTGGGGGCAATCCCCAGGGCGACCCGTTCGCCGAGGAAGTCGCGCAGCAGCAAGCGAAGGACGCGGCCGGAAAGAAGGCCGCGAAAGCGCAGCCGCCAACCGGCTACACGCCCAACCCGCTCGAACCCGAGCCCGACACGGAAACGCTGATGCGGGGAGCAAACCCCGAGGTGGATCCGCGCCAGGTCGAAGTGCAACAGGACATGGCGAACAACGCGGCCGCGAAGAAAGCGCCCCGCAACGGCCGCGGGATCCAAGTGCCCCTCGACGAGTGGCAGGCCGGGCAGGAGATCCCGACGCAGGTCGAAAACACCAAGATCCCCCGCCAAACGCTTTTGAACACACCGAACGGCGCGCAGCCGCTCGCACCGAACGCCGACCTCACCGACCCGTTGCAGAAATCCGTTGAACAGCTCAACGGCGGGGAGGGTGAGCAACGCCCCCCTTTCGCCGACCCGGCATCTTCGACGAGCTACGGCAGCCGAAACCAGGGAGTAACGGCGGAACAGGCGGCGCAAGCTAAGAAGGATCTCGCCGACAAGATGTTCCGTTCTAACACTGGATTCGATCCGACCATGCTCGCCGACGCGGCCAAGATCGGGCTCTTCCACTTAGAAGCGGGCGCGCGCGAGTTCGGAGCCTGGTCGCAGAAGATGCTCGACGAACTCGGCGAGGGCGTGAAGCCCTATCTTGAGCAGCTCTGGAAGCAAACCATGCAACCCGCGATCCCCGGCCTCGAAAATATGATCGACATCGAACCTGCCGACGCGCCCATGTTCTATTCGAAGGCCGCGAAGATCGTCCAGGAGAAGATTGGCGGCAAGGGCTCGGGCGAGCAGATCCTCGCCACGCTGCGCAATTCCGGCGTCAAGGAAGACGAGATCAAATGGATGGGCCTCGACGACTTTCTCAAGAGCAAGCCCAAAGTCACGAAGGCCGAAGTGCAGCAGTTCATTCGCGAGAATCAGATCCGGCTCGAAGAAACCAACCTCAAGACGGCCGACACCGAACTGCAAGACAAATTCGACCAAGCAACGCACAACATGAATCAAGCCTACGGTGCGCTGCTCAACGAATTGCGCCAGTGGCACACCAACGGCGTTGCGGAACTGATGGCATCGGAACTGCGCAATGGGATTCGCGGATCTTACGAAATTGAACCGCGCGAGGCGCGCTATGCCGCGCGTGAATTCATGCAGGCGCAATCCGACTGGCAGCAGGCCCGCGATCTCGTGAATGAGGCGGCGCAGAGCAACGGGAAAGCCAAGTATGAGCAATACTCGCTCCCAGGGCCGAAGGGCGACTACACCGAAATGCTGATGCAGATGCCCAACCCCGGCGCGGCCGAAGCGCAAGCCGCCTTCGACGAGTTCGCGCAGCGAATGCAGAACAAATATGCCGCGGGCGGCCAGTGGGCGCAAAAAATCAGCCCCGAGGAAGAACTCACGCGGCAATACCTTTCGGAAGCGGTGCGCACCACGCGCGATGGCGGCTTCAATAGTTCACACTTCAACTCGCCGAATATCATTGCGCACGTCCGCTTCGACGAGCGCGTCGGCCAGGACGGCAAGCCGATGCTCTTCCTCGAAGAAGTGCAAAGCGACTGGCACCAGCGGGGAAAACAACAAGGCTATGCGCCGCGGGTTTCGGCGCAACCGCAGATCCCTGAACAAATCACGCGCCCCTTCCAGTACGTCAACGGTGCAACGGCGTGGGAGATTGTCCCGGCAACCCCGCCCGATGGCTACAGCGCCCGCTTCGTGGATCCAGTGCGCATCGTCAAGTATGAGGGCAGCGGATGGCAATCGCGCGGGATGCCCTTCCCTGAAGGGCAGCAAAGCGGGTTTCGCGTCACGCACAATAGCCTCGCCGATGTATTTCCAACGTTCGAACAAGCGGAACAGTGGGGGCGTGCGCAGCAACGCAACCAGATGGTGCAACTCGCGCGGGAATATGGAAGTGGGAGTCGTAGCGGCAAGGTGCCCGATGCGCCTTTCAAAACCGATTGGCACGAGCTCGCACTCAAGCGGATGCTGCGCTATGCCGCAGAAAATGGCTACGACCGGATTGGGTGGACGACGGGCGAGCAACAGGCGCAGCGCTACGACCTGACGAAGCACATCGACCGGATCACATACGATCCCGAAGCGGCGCGCTTTACTGCCTACGATCACGGCGGCAGCGAAGTGCTCGAAAAAGAAAATGTTTCCTGGAAGGATGTCGAAGAACTGGTCGGGAAGGGCCTTTCCGACGAACTCCAAAAGCACGATCACATCAAGTATGACGAGGATTGGACGCCCGACGAAGAACCGGACGAAGAGGGCGATTGGCCCGAGGGCGCATGGGACGCTCAACCCTACACACACGAACTTGAAGGCACGGATCTAAAGATCGGCGGCGAGTGGGCGCACAACCTGTACGACAAAGCGATCCCGAATTTCCTAAACAAGTACGGGAAGAAGTGGGGCGCAAAGGTCGAGGAAGGAACCGTGCCGAGCTCGCTCGGCGATGACGAGCGTTATTCAGTTCACGAGCGCGACGACGGCGGTGTCGACGTGATTGATCGGCATGGCGAGCCCGTCGGAGAGTTCGATTCGAGAGAACAGGCGGAAAAGCTGATGCGTCGCGAAGGCTTCCTCGATCACACGGTTCACACGATGCCGATCACGCCGGAAATGAAGAAGTCGGTCCTAAAAGAAGGGCAACCTATCTCGGAGAACCGTGCTGCGCCCCTTCCGCAGCACGAGATCCCCGAGCTCGCGATCCCCGCCTAGAACGGCGCGATCGTCACCGTCGCGATATTGAGCCAACCGTTCGAGGCGAACGGGTTCGAGTCGGCCGCAGTCGTCGCGGTGAGGTTGAGAAACACTTGCGTGGTTCCCCCGTTGACGAAGCCGCGCACGGTGCCCATGAGGACGTGCGAATTGTCGGCGTTGGTCGACCAGGAGATCCGGCCGACGAAGACGCCGACAAACATCGTTGCGGTGTTGGGCAGGAAGCCCCCCGGCTTGCAGGTGCCCGCGGCGTTGAACTGGCCGCATGAACCGTTCGTGCCGATCGTCACGTAACTCTGATCGACATCGAAGAGCGCGGTCGACGCCAGGCTGCCGCTGAGAAACGAGCCGGTTCCTAATTGGAACTGGCCGAACTCGATGACGCCATTGTCCGGCGAGGCGTTGAAGTCTTTGCCGCTGAAATGCACGAACGTGACTTGCGCGGGCGAAGTGAAGCCCGACGCCGAACTCGTCGAGATCCGGGTATCGACCACGGTGCAGGGAGTGGTTGAGCAGTCCTGGTGATTCGAAAGACTGCCGCTGTTAGCCGTCGCCTGAAACCCGGCTTGGGCGTGGGTGAGTGCGGTGAGGAACAACAAGCTGGTGAGTGCAAGGATCCTTTTCATGGTGAATCTCCTTATGCGTAAATTTAGAACAAACTCGGGTACTCGGGTACGGCACCAAGGTCGCATCTTTTCGGCGCTCCTGGTGTCCGTTTTCTTGACACTTTTTGTCACTTCGGCCGCGGCGCAAGGCGTTCGCTGGGATCTCGGCACGCCCGGATCCGCGGGCGTCACCATGATTACGGGGGGTTCCAGCTTCCCGCCGATCTTCGCCGTGCCGGGCGCGGGCCTCGCGCTCTGCGGGCACCCGGCGAACGCGGTGCCCTGCACGAACTACGTCACAACTTACACAAACGAAACACTGAGCGTCTCGTGTCCCACGAACGCGCAGATCGTTTTGCAGGGCTCTAGCACCTGCGTCGCGACCGGCGCTTTCGACGGCTCGCTCGGCGTATGGCTTGCCCAGGGCGGCCTCTACGATTTCACCCTGACGATCGAGGGCGTCAGTTCCGGCCCGTACACGATCGACGTGCCCGGCGCGGCCGGAACGGCAACCACGCCGGTGACAACGGCCGTGAGCTGCCCGGCGTCGACCTTGTTCCCGATCACGTCGCAGTTGCAAACCTTCGTTGTCAACGTGACCGCGAACTGTACCGCAAGCAACCTGACGGCCGCAAGCGCGATCGTGCCCCCGGCGATTGTGATTTTTCAGATCTCCTCGAACGGGCACACCTTCAATTGGCCGGGCAACACGATCGGCGCGGCCGCGGTCGCGGCGAGCGGCGTCACGACGCAAGCCTTCACCTGGGACGGCACCAACGCGACCGCGATCGGCACCTCGAACCAAAACACGAGCACGCAAAGCGCTTCGACGCTCAACACGACGACCGGCTACCAGATCAATAGCAGTTATGGAACGGCGGGCAACTGCATCCAGTCGACCGGATCCGGCTCGACCTTCGGCACCTGCTCGAATCCCTTCACGATCGCGAATGCCGGATCGACTGGCACCTCGCTCAATCGCTTCGCCAAGCTCACCGGCGCGCCCTCAACCGCGGTGATCGCAGCGACGACCGACACAAAGGGAATCGTCGGCGTAGTCACGGCGGGCGCAGGCACAACCGGCAACGCCACGATCCAGCAGAGCGGCAGCGTCGCGGTCTTCATGGATGGCGCGACGACCGCAGGCGATTGGATCATCGCGAGCACCACGGTCGCGGGCGACGGGCACGACTCGGGCCTTGCGCCCCCTTCCCTGCCCCCGATCGGCACCGAGATCCTCGGGCGGATCTTGTCGACCAACGTCGGCGGGGGGGCATACCTGGTCGATCTGTACGGCCCTGGGCTCTTCAGCCAGGCGCAGCAGGGCACCGACGCACTCGTGCTCACCGCGGGCACGTTCTCAGGATCGACCGGCACGCCGGTTTGCAAGAGCTCGAACGCAGGCGCGACGACAACGGGTTGCACCTTTCCAACTGTGCCGACCGGCGTCGGCGCACCGCAGAGCGCCTCGACCGCGGGCCTGCCGGTCAGCCTCACCGCTAACAGTCAACAGAACGGAGTGCTCACCAAGAGCGTCACCTTTCCAAGCGCCCCAGGAACCTATCGCGCTGACATTCGCTACGGGCTCTGGATCACTGCGGGGCCAAATGCGTGCGCGACGCAAGTGTTTGACACCACGAACAGCGTCGCCTTTGCAGGCGCGAATGCACAGAACGCCAACGGATCCGGTTTCATCGGGCTCACGGGTTCGCAGATCACCTCGCAGACCTACGCGGCAGGCTCGACCGTGACGTTTCGCCTCGATGCACTCTGCAACGCGAACTCGACGGCCACGCTGCATTGGGCGCTGGTTACGGGCACGCTTTCGCCGAATTTCGCCAGCTTCCTCGACATCACTCCACTTTTGAGCAACTAGAAAGGCGTTTCACTTTATGAAGACCATCGCTCGTTTTTTTGCGCTTGTCACTCTGCTCGCCGCGGCGGCGCTTGCACAGACCGGCCCCGGCGGCTCGGATTATGTCGCGGGCGTGCGCTATGTCTTGGTCGCGCCAGCGGGGGCGTGCTCTTCTACCTCGATCATCCAACTCGTCATGGGACCAGGAGATCTCTGGGCCTGCGTCAGCGGCACTTGGACGAAGATCGCAAGCGGTGGGGGCGGGGGCCTCAGCTATCCGCTGCTGTTGCCGGACGGCGATGTCAGCCATCCTCAACTGAGTTCGGCATCGTTCCCCACCGATGGGTTTTATATTGCTGCCGGGCGGCCGAATTGGATTTTTGAGCGCTCTGGCACGCAGGTGTTCGCTTTCCGTAACACTGTTGCGGGCTCTGCGCGCGCGATAGCGATCGGCGCTTCGGCCTCGATCTGTTTTGCCGACAGCAACACTCTCGATGCGAACGATTCTTCCAATTGCGGCGGCTATCTGAGCCGAGGCGGATCCACAAACACCTTGAAGTTCGGCTCGGCCAGCAATACCGCCGATGGAACATTCTCGACGGGTACGATCACAAACACGCTGTTTTCCATTCCGGCAAGTACCGATCCAATCAATGTCCCCGTGATTTTTCCGGCGATGCTGCCTTCGTCGGGCTTTAACTATGATGCGCCGAGCGATGTCTTCTTCTGGACGGATTCGGCAGGAAGCGGGACGGTCCTTTATGGATTGCAGGGCACACAGAACACAAATGGCAGCTCGGGTTTGTTTGCAGTCGAAGGCCCTGGTGATCCCTGGGTGGGGTTCGCGACTTATGGCCCACCGCTCCCCCCAGTCTGCTCGCATTGTCTACGACCGGCGAACGGCGGCCTCGGTTCGGAGGCGGGCGCGGTTGGTCAATTTGCGCCTTTTACGGCAACCCAGTATTGGACTAGCTCCAACTGTGCTGCGGTAGGAACAGCAGCAAACCCTTCTGTCGCGAGTTGCGGGGCAGCTTCGGAAGGCGTCGTGTACTGCGATGTAGCGGCCTCGGCTGGCACCTGCGAAATCGACACCACGGCAGCGGGCGCAAATAGCGACATCTTCATTACCGCGACCGGCTCGGCCAACACGCGCCTGGGAAAAACTTGTAACACTGCGCCTAGCGTCGTCCCAGCGATCCCGGTGAAGACGATCACCCCTGGAGCAAACTTCATCCTCAACATGGACACGGTTGCGGTGAACGGGATGTGCTTCTTCTTCCATATTGGGAACCAATAACAATGCACAAACTCTTCGTTGCACTTCTGGCACTCTCCTGCGGCTGTCTCGCGCAAGGCATCCCGGTTGGTTCGACGGCGGGCCAGCTTCCGGCAGGGGCGATGCCCTCGGGCTATGCCTTCCCTTCCGGCGGGATCATCCTCACCCTGGCGGCGAGCTGCCCCTCGGGCTTTTCCGAAGTTACGGCGCTCAACGGCAAATTTGCCCTCGGCACGATCGCGGCGAACTCGGACGTTGGCACAACCGGCGGCAGCTCCTCGATCACGCCCGCGGGCACCGTCTCCGCGCAGACCTTCTCGGGCACCGCGAATCAGACGACCAGCTCGACCAGTGGCGGAACCCCGGCGGGCACGAACGGCACAACTTCGATCACACCGACCGGCACGATCGCATGGCCCGCGGGCGTGCCGACCAA